ATCTGCGCGGCCAGGACGACCGCCTGGCGGTAGGCGTGGATCGGGTGATGGGCGGGCGTGTAGGCCCGGCCGCGGCCGCCCCAGGTCGAGATCCTGGGCCGGGGCTGGGGCACCGGCTGGCCCGGTACGGTGAAGGTGATCGTCGCGTCCATGCGACCATCGACGGTAGGGCAGGGCCCCTACGAGTCCAGCGTCACTGGACGCCCTGGAGGGCGTGGGCGTGGGCGTCGATCTCGGACCAGTCGAGGTCGTTCCAGTAGGCCACGGCGACGGCCGGGACCCGGTACGTCTCGGCGACCAGGTCTCGGAGGTCCTCGAGGTGCCCGGTCCGGCGAGCCGTCAGGCCGTTCGCCCAGGCGGCCCGAACGAAGATCGTCCCGCCGTACTGGTCGGCCCAGAGCTTCTCCGGGATGTCCTGGTAGTCGTCGCCGCGGAACGCGACGGCGGCCATCTCGGCGAGGTCCTGGCGGTCGATGTCGATCATGGCGACCCACGGGGCCAGGTCGAGCGACGACCCACTCGCCTCGTCCTCCTCGGGGCTCGCCTCGTTCCACTTCGGGTCGTAGGTCATGCCGCGCCCTCCTGGCGGATCTTGGCGGCGAGGGCCCGCTTCGTCCGCTCGAAGGCCTCGGCGTCTGCCCCGGTGAACCCTTGGGCCGGCGGACGGTCCTCCAGGCCACGGTAGCCGCCCGCCGGCCGCTGCTCGCGGGCGTTGTCGAACTGGCCCCCGAGGACCTTGTCGACGAAGCCAGGGGCCACGAGCTGCGGGAGCGTCACCGGGTCGCGGAAGTACCGGCACCGAGGCAGGGCCTCGATCGCGGCCAGGGCCTTCCCGAACCATCCCGGCTCGGCCAGGCGGTCGGCGACCTTCTCGGGCGGGTCCGGGAGCTTCCAGGGCCGCCCCGTGCCGGCCGCCCAGGCCTTCCGGAGCGTCTCCCAGCCGGCGGGCCCGTCCGGGGCCTCCTGCGGGGCCTGGTCCGGGTCCTCGGCGAGCGCAGCGACACCGGGGGAAGAAGAAGAATTTCTATCTCCTCTATCTCTTCTCTCTAGGGCGCGTGCCGTCCCGCGTGGGGGCGCGTCGCGCCCCGAGCGGGGGCGCGTAGCGCCCCCAGCCTTGTCGACCTGGTGGCGGACGGTCGAAAGGGCTCGTGATTTCGCGGCTTTTGAGAATCGGCGATCCCATCCGGGGATAGCAACGGTTCCATTTTCCGCGTCGATCACCAGCCAGCCGACCGCCTCGACCTCCCGCCAGAAGTCCTCGTCCCCGCCGCACAGCCTCCCCAGGAGCCGGATCGACATCCGGGCCGTCCCGTCGGAGCTGTTGAGGGCCGCCCATCCCCAGAGCATGAGGAGTCGGCCGACGACCTGGTCCGGGGCGAGCCCCGTCCGGTCGACGAGCTCGAGGACCTCGGGCTTCTGTGGGAGACATACGTCGTAGGGGATCCATTCACCGGCCATGTTGGCCTCCTTTCATTCCAGCGTTCACGATCGCCCGGCGGAGCGACTCCTCGCGGTGCCGCCGCCACTTGTCCGGGTGACGGACCAGGAAGGCCCGGATCGACGCGATCGGGCTGGGGTCAGGCTCCATTCGCTGGGATCCTAAAAAAGTCCTCCGACAACATTCCGCGCATGTGATCAACAGCGCGCTCCATGTCAGCCAGAACCGCATGATCCCATCCTTTGCTGTAAAGGTGCGACATCATCCTCTCCCTAAAAAACCTTCCGCCCTCAATGAACCCATACCTATCCTTTTCGACTCCAAATGAGACATCGGAAAAAACGATCTTCCATTCGCCGTACGTCTTGTGGATGAACCAGCCTTCGTCGTCCTGGCCTTCGATCAAGTCGTGCGGAAAAACGATCGTGTCCGACTTTCTTCCGTTGCACGTTTTGCAGGCGGTGACAAGATTCGCTTCGTTGTCGCTTCCGCCGCGAGAGCGAGGGACGAGGTGGTCAACCTCGAGCAGGTCAGAGCCTGGCCTGGCTCCACAGTAGCGACAAGAAAACTTGTCGCGGTGCAGTATCCGGAACCTGTCGGCCCTCGCCTGACGCCACTTAGGTTGTGTGTCACCAGCCATGCTGGCCTCCTTTCAATTCCGCCCCGCCGCGTCGAAGCGGCAACGTGCCTGTCACGAGGGCGGCGTGAATCAAACCACGGCAGGGATCTTGCCCTCGGAGTGGTACTTGAGGTCCGTGGTTGTGTTTCTGCGCCAGGCGTTCCAAGCGTGAAGACACTTCACATACATCTCTCGCGGGGTGCATGCGCTTCCACCCATGTTTTTCCTCCCACCGTTCCCAGTGTTTACGGTTCTTGTTAGGAGGTACTTCCCGATTTTCCTGTCTGGCAGTGAAGGGCTTTCGCCGCTGTGATCTCTCACGGCACTCCAGAAGTCCGTGGCCGCGCGATGCGACTTGCGCCATGTGTCGTACATCGCAGACACGACAGGGCTACGCTTGATGTGGCGAGAGTCTTCGCCGATCACCATGTCGGCAACCCACCTAACAAACTGCTTGTTTTGCAAATCAAACAGCGCCTCGGCTCGCTCTGCCGCAGGCCTTCCGCTATACGACGCGCCGTACTTGGTGTACGCAATAGCCGTGACGCAAAGCGAAACAATGCTGACCGGTATTTCTGCAAGGTCTTCGTCTACAGCGGCAAAAGACTTGTTTATGTCGTTCGTCGTTCGGACCATAGATCGCGAGTCGTACCCCGAATACAGCTTCGCGAGGTCTTCCATTGTGTCGCACTTGAAGTGCTCTACTACGGCAACAAGTCCTTGAGGAATGGCGACATCGTCCTCGGCGAATAGTGTGCTCGTGTGCTTGCCGTTGACTCGATAGGTGCCATTGGTTTCCACGCAGAAAGCCGTTGCCCATTGGAGAGGCCTAAAAAGCCCAGCCCTCGCGATCTTTCGATACGCCTCAATTCGAGGCACGGATAGATTTCTGTCGCTTGGGACTCCGTCCATGTCGCGAAACTTTTTTGCAACATCCTTTGTCAGATCAATAACCTTTACCTGCCCGATCAATTCGTAAGACATAATCGACTCCTTTTCTTTCGCTTCAAACATCGAACACCGGCCGCACGTCACCGCGACGTCGCCGTGATCTGGTACCTCGTCTCCCGATTCCCCGTCGGCGAGACCGCCTCGCCGACCTCCACCACCAGGCCGCGCCGCTTCAGCTCGTGCATCCGCCGCGCGACCTGTTGTTCGTCCAGCCCGCACCTGGCCGCGATCTCGTCCTTCGTGCCTGGGCCTTCCGCCAGGGCCTCGAGGATCCGCCGGCCGTGCCCGGCCGCGAACGCCCGCGACGCCCGGCCCGCGGCCTGGGAGGTCGGCGGATCCGTCCGGCGGGCGGCCGCGAAGAGCGGCAGCTCGTGGATCGCTTCGAGGGTTGTCATGAGTCGTGCCATCGGTCCGTCCTTGTGTCGGCCCCGTCTCGTGGGGCGGCCGGCCAGGTCACCGGCCGGAGTTACCACCGGCCCTGGCTGCGGGTGTTTTGAGCGACCGCCCGCGGCGCTCTCCCCGGGGCTGGTGAGGCCCCTTCGGCCGGGAGCGGCCGGGCGAAAGTCAGTAACCCTCCCGATCGAGCATCGCGGCCTCCTGGTCCGTCAGGCGATCCACGGCGACGCCGGGCCGCAGCCGCACCGACGGCAGGGCCCGCCAACGCTCGCGGGCCTCGGCCGCCAGTCGTCGCTCCTCGATGGCCTCGGGCCGCGACTCGTCGCGGATCTCGGCGTCCACGTCCGCGAGCATGGCCTCCCACCGGCGGCGGGCGGCTTCGCGGTCCTGGTCCTCGTCGAACGGTCGCTCGTCCATGTCGCACCTCAGAAAGGGATCTCGTCGTCCTTGACCGTCGCCGCCGCGGCGTCGGCCTTTTTGGTGGGCGTCCGCTTCGCGACCGGCTTCGGCGGCTCGGCCGCCGCCTGGGCCGCGGAGAAGCCGCCGACGTTGACGAACATCCGCCCGTCGCGGCCGGCCTTGTGGTAGACGCGGGCCCGGACCCGGCGGTCCTTCAGCGTCGCCGCCGTCGCGGCCTTCCAGCCGGCGGCGTCGAGCCCCAGGGCGGCGGCGAGCTGCCCGACGATCCGCCCGGCCCACGGCTGGCTCTTGGGCAGGTCGGCGAACACCAGGCCGTAGCGGCGGTCGTCGTGGGCCAGGTCGACGCGGAGCCGCCGGTCGTCCTCGACCATGCCGACGATCCGGAACTCGTGCTCCCCCTCGGGCA